ATTCATGATAGGCAAGTATCGTTTAATAATACCTGCTTTCACACCAGTATCTCTCAGCATATTTGTAATGACATCATGATTGTCTCTATCTTTCTTTTTAGAGGAAAGATTTTTCTCAACTTCGATGCCATCACGAGCAATCTCTTTTAACTTAGCTTGCTCTCTCTTTAGGTTTGCCCCGCCACCATTTGTTTTCTCGATAGACTCTTCAATTTTTTCAATAGCATCTTGTTTCCATCGAACCTCACGGTTGTTAGATGCAATCTCTTGCTGGAGGTTCTGGATACTTTCAAGTAAAGTTTGCTTCGCAGTAACGGACGTAGTGATATCATCAATCTTTGCTTGCAAATCTACAGATGCTTTTTCCAATTCAGAAATACTATCTGTGATAGTTGCTTCCTTGGAAGTTCTAAATTCTTCGGTAATACTTTGCTTACAAGTGGGGCACGTATCATTCTTTTTAAAGAACTTCAGATCGCGCTGAAATGTTTTCTTTTTATCCTTGAATTTAGATTCAAAAACTCGAAGTTTGCCGAGTTCCTCGTCAACTGTAGCATACTGGGTAGCTTGACCCTGTAGCTCAGCGCACAGTTTCATATCAGCATCTACCATCTCTTGCACCTTGACGATTTCATCACGAAGAGATGTGATCTCGCCTTGCCTCTGTGCATTATTTGCAGCAGATTGTTCTTTAAGGTCCGTGATGAAACGCTGCTGCATCTCAACACGTTCTTTTGCCATGTCAAGTTTGTACTCATGATCCCTGATAGAATCTTTGAGTGACTTGACACGATCCTTGAGCAAGGTGTTCATGGTAGAGAAGATACGAATATCAAGAAGATCTTCAATAACTTCTCTACGATTGGGTGGCGTAAGTTGCATGAACGGAACAAAGGTAGATGATCCAAGGACCACCACCTGGGTAAAAGACTTATAGTTAAGTTTCAACACCGACTGTTCCAGTGTCTTTTGCTGGTCTTGCACTGATGCCTCTTGATTGAGCATAGTGCCATTGAGGTAGATCTCAAACAAATTAGGTTTGATACCTCGTCGAACAAGATATTCACGAGAACCAATACTGAATTCAATTTCAACCAGCGTATCCTTTTCGTTTACCGCATTGACAAGTTGCCCTTTGGTAATTTTACGAAAAGGTTTGTTGAACAAAGCAAAGCAGATTGCATCCAACATAGTGGACTTGCCTGCTCCATTCGATCCAACGATCAGAGTAGACGCGCTTGAATCAAGTCTCACCTCAGTAAAAGCATTGCCCGTAGACAAGAAGTTCTTCCAACGGACGGTCTTAAACAGAATCATACGACAAAAATTAATCTTCTCTAGGAGGTACTACGATATCGTCTTGAGTGACAATAAAGTATTCTAAACCATGTATCATACACGCTTGGATTACATCCTCGCCTGCCACGTCTACTACCGACATTTCTGGAAAATCATCTGCTTCCAGGAGTCCAGCATAGCGTACTGCGTCGTCTTTGTCAACAAAGATATAAACGACTTTCTCGCCATTGTCTCCGTCGGCAGCATACGCTCCCTCATCCTCTTTACCAGCAACAGCGAGAATATACATTAAACTAACTCCAGTGCTTCTACATACAGGGACTTCAGAATACTCTTGAGAGATGTTTTGTCAGAGTGCTCCATGTCATCGACATAGCGCTCAAGGATGGTGAGAGTATCTTCCTTCTCTATATCTATCTCTTCATCGAGACCCTGTTCAAAGGAAGGATCTTCAACAATCTTGATCTCTAATGCACCAGCAGTGTAGAGTTGACTGAGGAAGAAATCAAACTTGCTAGAATCTTTCTTGTTCTCTACAATAATTTTTAGGATCTTCCCTTCGTAGTTGCTGTACTTGAACTTAGATGCTTTGATCTTGTCTTCATCGTAAGCAATCTTTTCATAGATCTCAAATGGATTGAGAATAAATTCTAGATCACCTGTTTCCGTGTCGAAGATATGGAAACCACGAGGATCTTTGTAGTCATTCCAATAGATCTGGTAAGGGTTACCTAGGTAGTGGATGTTTCCTCTGGAAGATCTGTGATGGTAGTGACCCGAAAGGACTTTGTTGAACTTCTTATATAGTTTGCTCTCCACACCGTGGTCCATGATGTATCCACGATGAGCTTCAAATCCGTTGAGCTCAAGGTGCCCCATCGCGTAGTCGCAAGATGTACTTTTAATAAGTTGATAAGTGGTCTCAGAATTTTCATTGTTGATCCAGGGAATAAACAGAATAGGTAACCCGCCGATGGTTACTTCGGTAGCTTCGGAATATGTATGGACATTTTCATATTCTCCAAGCAGGTTGTCAAGAGTATTAATACTGTTTGTATCTTTGAAGTATGCTGTATGATTTCCTACCACAGCATGAACTTCTACATTCATCTCTTGCAGACGATTGTAATACTTCTCTCTTGCCCACTTTGCCGCCCACAAGTCAATCTGCCTACGGTTGTCAAATGTATCTCCTAAGTCAAAGACTGTAGTGATTCCACGTTCTTCCAGTGTTGGAAAGAACACCTGATCATAAAATTTAAGGAAGAAGTCATGGAAGACACGCGAAGACTTCCGTGCACCGAAGTGCTGGTCAGTAATAATAGCAACTTTCATCGGGCACGAAGCAGTGGGGGGAGTGAAGATGGTTCAGTAGAAAAGTCCATACCAAAGAAATTTAAAGTCAAGCGTTCTTTGGTTCCAAAGGTTTTGACACCATGATGGGTCATACCGTTGAACATGACAAGTCTATTATACACGTTCTCAACCTTGACAGTCTCAACGTATTGGTCATGAACTCTATCCCAGACTTCGTTATAGAGTTCATGATCAATATTATCATCCAGATACAATTTTTCTTTCATGCCAATCTCATCTTTGTATTGAAGAGTGTATCCGTTCTTTGCCTTATAGATTGACGTTCCAGTATCAGGTTCTGGATCTTTAGTCAGATATACGATACCACCAAACCAAGTATCAATATCCTGATGAATCCATCCACGGTTTTTTCTATCCCATTTGTCATCAGCAAATGGTTGAATTTTTTGGAAATGCGCTTGTAGCGTCCACCTCTCTGGTGCCTGATTGAAATGTAGATGAAACAACTTCTCGCCAAAATAATTGAAGAAGCGGTTATCAATGGCGTGAAGTTGCTTTGTACGTTTACCTGGCCAGTTGCCAATGTCTGGGTTGTAATACTTGTGAGATAGTGCTTGCTCTACAATCGCATCGGGATCTTCAAAGAAATTATCTACGATAGTGATTGGAAAGGTCATAACTTACCACCAACAACTCCTGAGTTTACTGTTCTAGTATACTGGTCAAGGGTGCCTTCTTGCAAGCACTTTAGATGCCAGCGAGAAATAGATAGAACTCCTTCATAGGTAGCACCAGTAATAAAGTGTGCTCCAAAGGGATCTTTCAAGATAGAAGTATAGAGACCGAACCGCGTTTTTTTAATATAAAATGCATCATCAATCCATTCGACATCTGCTGGGATGTCCTTCTCGATGGTGCCACCGAGGCTAACACTTAAACTCATTTGATTCTGATCTCGACGTTCTCCTTAATGGTGTTGTAGTCTGATGATGCTTCGTTACTGTCAGTATAGAAGACTTGATCATAACCAGACTTTGTTAAAATCTTGTTTTTGATTTCGAGTTGTCTTTTTTCCTTTTGGATTCTACGCAGGAATGCATAGTAAATAATCTGTGTAAAGTATGCAAAAGGATTACTGGATTTCTCAGGGTTGAAGTTTTCAATATACTGGACACAATTTTCAATACCATCACAAATCATATCTTCTCTGAACATGTAGTTCACGAAGTTTGGTTTGTATGAGAGGTGGGTAGCGATCTTCAGAAAGCACTCGCCAATATAGTTGCTAATGACAGGACGAGGTTCACCCTTCTCCTTGGCAGCAGCACACTGACCTTTAAAGACAACTAAAGCTTCTAGGAATTCTTTGTTATTGACGTAGTGTTCTGACTGGACCTTTTTCCTTACCATTCATCTTTGTGTATCAGTTGATCTTATTGTAGCATTATGGTGACGAAGTGACAAGGGCTTGACAAACCTCTGTACCATCTGTAGACTATGAGTGTGCGATTTCAGAAACGAACTCTATAGAGCTTTATTCGTTAAAGATATCCTCAAGTTTATTACGGGCTTCTTCTACTGAAGAAAGTCTTCCTGACGAGGGTGCGGTGTTTCCATCAAGTTTCTTGAGGGACATAGCATAGAACGTCTGTACGTCCTTGTCTACCTCAACCATTGTGATGATCTGCTGTTTTGGAATGATGAATGTTTCTTCTTTAGAGAACTTCATCCATGGGGACACCTTTGCTCCTACCTTCTTTCCCATTTGAATTTCTTCAATCTCTATGGGATTTTCGACAATTACATAGTCCCCGTCATCATCTTGAACATGGCACGCAACGGCAAGAATCTCTTCTCCAGATACTAGTTTTAGTGCTGCAAGAAATTCTTGGTCCATACTACTCTCTAATGCGGACATCAATAAACTCATAGTTAAAGTTTTCTTCATTGTATATTTTTACTCTCTCAACGAGATGATTCAATGTATAGTTTCTTCTGCTACCCTTACTGATATCATCAGCGATATCGTAAAGGACTGCTTTCTTTTTATTTGTACCTCTTCTGAGAACGCGACCGATGCTCTGGAGGTTTCTTACTTTCGATTTGCTGGGAGAAGCAAAGACAACATTATGAAGGTTTCTGATATTAATACCTGTACTGAATGTACCGTAAGATGCTACGATAATAGAATCGGATGTGTGTTCGGCAATGCTTCTTGCCTTTTCCCTATCCTGAACTTCTGTTCCCCCGTGTACTAGGAATACCTTTCTATGGTCCCCTACCTTGTTATTTATCAAGTCAAAAAGTGGCATCCCATGCCGTTCAACGTAGTTGAACAACACCAAGGTATTACCTTCCAGGTCACAAACCAGATTACGAATGAACTTATTACGTGCTTGATTGTCAACCAGGTAATCCATTTCATCCTGGTAAGAATCAAATGTCTGGGGATTATGTTTGAGCAGCAGAACTTTGATCTCAAACTCAGAGAGATGTCCTGCTTTGATCAGTTTTTCAGTCTTGGTAACTTTGTTGACAGCACCAAACACACCTTCAAGAACCAGGCGATTTGTTTGGGTACCATCTAATGTGCCAGTAAATCCGACCCTATATTTGCAATCATGCAACTTGTTCATGATATTGGTGAGAGACTTTGCTTTGAAGAGATGCGCTTCGTCTCCGATGATTGCACCAAAGTCATTGAAATAACTCTTGGGCATCTTGTAGATAGATTGCCAAGTAGTAATCACCACGTCCTTTTTGGACATAGGAGATTCTCCACCATATACTTTGTGGCAGTGATGCTTTGCATTCCACCCATACTCTTCAAAGTCTTTTGTCATCTGCTCTACGAGAGATGTGGTGGGTACGACAATGAGAGTTTTTAAATCCTTCGCCTCAAAAAATCTAGTCAGGGCATAGATCATCAATGACTTGCCTGATCCTGTTGGCGACAGTAATAGTTTACGCTTGTGTCTAAGCGCCTCGTATATTCCTTTGTATTGATAGTCCCTTGGTTTAAATGGTAACCTGAGAGATGCTACGAAGTCTCCGACCCCTTGTGGTGTAACGAATTCATCCACTTCTGATGGAAGTCCGTAAAATTCGTTGTCCCTATACGAATATTCGTACCCGCGTTCTTGGCAAAACGAAGTAATATAAGGGAGAAGACCAACATAAATCTCGCCTGTACCTGGACTGAATAGTTTAATTTTTCCATCCCAGAACCTTTTCCTGTACGCAGACATGAACTTAGCTTGAGGTACCTCAAAAGTAAACTCGTCTGCTAATTCATATTGTACGTGTGGTTCACACTCGATTTTCAAATAGACTTCGTTTTTCTTTTGAATGATAACGCTAGATTTCATATCCTTTCAAAAACTTGGCAAACTCAATCGCGTTCTTAATGTGGAACGAACGATTGTTAATTGCCGTGAGGATGGTCTTTAATGCTTCGACCATCTGGTTCAAATACTTTAACTTGAGGACTGCCTTCTGATATTCTCCGTCTGATTCCAGATAGATTGGTACATCTGTTTTGAGGAGTTTGATGTGGAATGGTTTCTCCGACTTCCCTGTATAGTATTCCCACCTGTCACGGTAGACTTTTTTAATTGTTACTTCCTGCTGATCACGAAGAGTGCAGAAGGAATTGTAAATACGTAGATATTTAGCGTGCAACTTGGGGATCGCTAAACTGTCCTTGTCTAATTTTTCATCATCAAGAATGGCATCTTTCTGCCACATATCGTCAAGGGTTTCAAGATTCATACACGAGTGCCTTCACCATCAGTTATATCATATAAAGTATACTTGAAATTGACCTCTGCTGTAAAGTAGTTGATGTCACTTGCTGACGCATCAAACTCCAGAGTGGTCAAACTTGTAGGGAATAGTTCCTGGAAGTTGACAATGCAGTTGGGTCTGTAGTTACTATTAAGAACCAACAGACGAGCATCACTAAACATTTTAGCGAACTCATTGTCTCTACCCTTCTCATCAACAGTTGCCAGATACTTCTGGAAGTTCTTTTGATGATCTGGATTAGAAAGTCCCTTCAACCACTTATAGATCTCCAAGTAGTTGACCATATCCTCATCCACCAGGAAACGGATAGTAAGATCTCCAAAGGTCATCTTGTCGCCAGGGATACTGTAGTCCTTGACTGGTGTAGGAATATCTCTAACACCAATGCTGACCTCAGGTATAGACGCTGACTGACAGAAGTAATCTACATTCGGTGTTCTGCCAATTACGAACTTGAATCCTACTGGAGCAAGAAAGTTTTTGTTCCCTGGGTTCACCAGAGTTCCATCGTATGCCATTGAAGGGAAAGCTTTCTAAGTATTTAGATAAAAAAAGAGGGTCTTTCGACCCTCAGAGATGCTATGCTATTCTATTCGTCTTTTAGTACATACTTACAAATCCTCTTACATTCAGATTGATTTTCTTCGCACTCGATCAAGCAACCAAAATAGTCATTAACCTTATCTAGTTCGTTTTGATAATCAGATAGTTTGATGTCAAGGTTATTCCATTCTGCTAGTTGATTCTGTGAGATTATGTTGTGCATTACCACCTCCTGTATTCATTAGCGTAATAACAAAAGGAGAGCTCTCGATCATTTGATCACCTCTTAACTCTACAACTATGTAGTAGATGTGTCAAAAAATGCTCACATAACTTGATTAAGCACTCGCTTAACTACACTTCACAAAAACTTTACATAAAAAAAGAGGGGTCCGAAGACCCCTCTCACTTCCTTCACACGGATGTGAATATTATATCACATGAGGTTCTTAACGCGAACACGGCGATAGTAAGCGTTAGCGCCAATGTTGGAGCTGTGCTGTGGATCGCTGTTGGTCAGTGCAGTCAGACCCTTCGCAAATGGGTTCAGGACCATGCCGTAGCGGGTCTTGAAGCCAATACGTGGCTGGAAGGTGTCCTGACCGATTGCTCTGTACATCTGGAGAGGTACATATGGGCAATAGAACAGACCAGCGTCATAAGCATTGGTGCCCTTGTAACCAACAACGTAGTATTGGTCAGAAGCAACGTTTGCCGAATATGGGTCAATGTAGACCTTGAAGCGACCGTTGAGGGTACCGACGAAGGTGTTACCAGTGTCGTCGATCTCGCCCAGGGAGTTGGTAGCACCACCGATGCCAGAGGAGTAGTCAAGTACACCAGCCATTGCCAGTGCAGATGCTACGTCAGCAGAGGTGATGATAACGTTGCCCTTTCCGCGACGAGTTTCTTGTGCGATTGCGTTGGCATCGCGCTCGATCTGGAACAGGAGACCTTTGAACTTCTCAACCGACCATCTGCCGTTGGAATCAACGTCAAGGTCGAATACGCCAGCGTTAGCGACGTTTGCCTGAGCACCAGCCTTAGCACCGCGATATACGGTACGGACAACCTCACGGTTGATTTCAGCAAGGATCTCAGTAGAGAGGATGTTCGCCAGTTCGCTCTCAGCGTCCAGACCATGGATCGCCTTGAGGTCCTGTGCCAATTCAACGGAGTAATCCGCTCTCAGCGCACGACCTTTTGCCTCTACGGCAATACGATCGATGCTGAATGCCATCTCCATGAAGGCAGTCGAAGCGCCATCGCCCAGTGCTTCCATCTCGGAAGTGCTGAACTTGCTGCTTGCGAGGTCATAGTTGCCCTCGGTTGTGCCACCGCCAGTTGCGTCGTTGATGAGCGCAGGGTTGTTCTCAGTGGTAGCAGTTGGAGGTGTAGCACCGTCGGTACCAGAGAACTGAGCGTCAGGCTCATTGAAGAATGCTTCGTTACCAGACTGGTTGGTGTAACGGGAACGCATTGCAAAGATCAGTCCAGTAGGACCGTTCATTGGTTGGACACCAGCAATATCATAAGCAATCAGCTTAGGCATTGCGCGTCTGATCAGGGAGATCAGAATTGGGTCGAAACCAGCAACTGCGCCAGCACCAGTGGTTTGGGTGTTGATAGGACCAACGTTGGTTGGTGCCTCGGTGAGAACTGCACGCTCCTCGCGGAGTGCTTTCTCTTGGTTTTCCAGGAGGATTGCGGTAACAGCCTTACGATAGTTGTCCTTAATTTCAGGAAGACCATCATGGTTTAAGACTGGTGCCCACTTTTCCTGGAGATTTTCTGCATTAAACATGCGTTTTCTCCTTAAAAGATTTTTGAGTGGTGTACAGTATCAGAGCTTTTTAGCGAGTGCTGCAATATATTGCGACATAGATTCGCTAATTGCTTCAACTTTTGCAGGTTCGTCTGTCGAAATTTCTTCCGCAACCTCTACCTTGGGAGTACCAAAATAGGATTCTTTGATTTGAACCAACTTTTCACGATACGACTCTTCGGTCTTGAACTCAACTGCTTCTGCGAGTGAGGTGAACTTGTCCTTCTGGGTCTCAGCAAGACCACGGGACAGTTCAGTCAAAATCTCATTTCTATTAAAAGTGCTAACTCTCTCATGCAGTTGGATGTTCTTCTCAACCTGTTCGTTGAGTCGGGTCTCCATTTCATCAAGTTTTTCGCTCATGTCAGCCACAACGTCCAGTTGCTCTGTTGGGACGTTGATGTTGCTTTCGATGAACAAATCTTTGAGACCTGCCATGAACGCCTCAGTGACTTCGGCGCGGAGACCTTGCTCGATGGCAAGTTCGTTCTCCGACATCCATTCCTCACATGCGTAGTTCAGGAAGTTCTCTACACGACCAGCAAACTCTTCTTTGATAGATTCAATCTCTTCAGTGAGTTTTGCTTCGGTCGATTCCTTGATAGTAGCAATCTGTTCTTGAACTTTCACTGCAACAGCAGCTTCAAAAACGGTCTTTGCTTTCTCTTGGAATTCTTCAGAAAGATCAGCGCCAGCAAGAACTGCAGCGATGTCTTCTTCTGCTACCACCTCACCTTCTGTCTCTACTTCGTCGAAGATCTTAGCAGACAGAGCACCTGGCATAGCGGAGGAAGCACCGCTAGGTTTGGTTTTCAGGGTGGAATCTTTTGTTGCGCCAACAGGAGCAGCGGCTTTAGCACCAGGGTTCTCGGTACCTTCAGGCTTCTCTTTGCTGTTGCTTGCAACTTCGGTGCCGTCATTTTTCAGATCGGACTTCTGAGGAGGAACTGCGCCTTTCTTGATGGCAGCATCGCCAGTGGCAGCTTCTTCCTCAACAACTTCTTCCTCAACCGCAGTGTTTTCTGCGATTAATTTAGAAAATTTTTCATCAATAGTAGACATTAGTAACTCCTACGGGATAATTAGACTGCGTTTAATTA